TAAAGAAAAAAGCTGATGATGATGCTGCTGCAGCTGTAACTGAAACTCCTGCAGAAACTACTACCACAACTGAAACTGCTGCGAAAAAAGAACCTTTACCAGCTGACCCTGCTAAAACAGAAGTTAATGTAACTGAATCAAATGCTGATATTACACCAGAAGAAAACCCACAATAAAAATGCGTTACTCAGAAAACTTTCAATATACTCCGCAAGTAAAGTTAAATACTAATTTAAAGAAACGATACTATAAAACTATCATATATCCTACAGTTCCGTTTAATGATGATGATATTTACGTAGTATCTGTTTACGGTGATAGATTAGATTTGTTATCATGGCAGTATTATAACAACGCACAACTATGGTGGGTATTATCAGCTGCTAATCCTGATATACCTAAAGGATCAGTATTTTTAGAGCCAAATACTCAAGTAAGAATACCTAGAGATTATAATACAGTATTAAACGAATTACGTGATTTAAATCAAACATTATAAAATATGTCGTTATTTTTTAAAAATCCTAAGGTTGGATTTGGTTTACGATCGAAATACTACTCGGCAATGTACCGAGACTCTAACGCACACGCTTGGTTAACAAAGAAAATTGCGTATGCAAGAGCGTCTGCTGGTGGATCTGCATTAGGTACCCCAACTGCAGGTGGTATTGGAGCTGCTGGAATGTATCACGGAAAACATCGATTACCAGATCCTCATATCACATCAGTAAAAATATCTAATGAAGGTGACTTTGGAACTTTACGTAAGGCGCAAGTAGATTTTACTGTTTACGATTTAGGATCGCTACAAGCGATGTCAGGATTTTTTAAATTAAGTGCGAATATGAGTATCAGCTATGGTTGGGCTAATGCAGCAGCTGCGGGATCCAATGGTAGCTTTGTTGGAGTAGTGTATAATTATAGTTACTCAATTAATACTGATGGTAGTTTTAGTTGCACTTCGTATGCAATTGGAAAAGGAGTGTATTCACTAGGATTTTCAATACAAGGAGCAAGCCCAGGTACAAATTCAGTAGCTGATCCAGCCGGCATCACAATATCAGATCATAATGTATTTAGTGCCATAACAGTTGCTGTGCAAAATGCTAAACCCGCAGCAGGTACATCAGATGGAAATTATGCTGCAGTTGAATTGCCAGAAGCGATTACAGATCCGCCTGCTCCTGCAGGTGAAGGAGAAACGGCTCCTGAAAAAGATCTTACTAAAAAGAAAATACATTATTATATTCGTTTAGGTCAATTTATAGATTTAGTAAACGAAAAAATTATTAAAAAAGCTGGTAACGCTAATTTAGCAATCAATCACGGCGTCCATGATGAATGTAATCAACATGCTGCTTCAGTAGGATCTAGTAATCCAATGGAACTGTTAGTGCCGTTTAGAGATAATTACGGAGACGTTTTAAATTGTGGTATTGTTGGAGCAAGTCCAGTTTCACATTTAGATCAATTATATATTGGAGTTGATTTTATACAAAAATTAAAAGAAGATTACGCTAAGCAAGGCGGTGAGCAAGATAAAAAGAAGAATCAAACAGTAATGCATTTTTTAAATAAAGTGTTTGATATGATTCATGACAGGAGTGGAGGACTATATAAACCAGCTATATCAGCTGACTCAACAGCTAAATGGCATTTAGTTGATATGAATTATATACCAGAAAAATTTTCCGGATTGACTATACCTGCTGTTACAAATCAATCGGTGACACGAGCAATGTCTTTGCAAAGTAAAGTTCCTTCGGAAATGCAATCTGCAGCGTTTGTTAATGGAGCATCTGCTATAACTGGATACTCTTCTGCTTATATAAGTTCTATGACAGGCGGAAATGGCGGATCGGCAGCTGACACTGCATCTGACGGTGCCGCAGCTGTAGAAGAATGTAAGAAAGCAATGAATGAAGGAGGACTAACTTCAGAGAATATTAATAACATGGCAGGAGCAATTAAAAAAGCTGAAACACCTCAAATAAGTCAAGAGTCACAAATATTTCCAATTGACTTTTCTGCCACTGTAGACGGTATTGAAGGTTTTGAATTTGGCGATGCAGTAACAACTAATCAACTTCCTGCTGGATATGCCGGAAGAGTATGTTGGACAGTAACTAAAGTAGATCATACCATATCTGGAGGAGATTGGACAACTACACTATCAACCGTATGTAGATTATTAAGATAATGAGTAGAAGAAAAATATATTATCCTAAATCACACATCGTTAATAATTTAATAACGAATGGAAAAGAATGGATGTTTGAAGACGGTACTGAATATATAGGATACTATCATAAATACATTGAAGGGCTTGTAATGTCAGGAGCTGTATTTAGTAAATCAGAATCTAAAAAATTAATACCTTACGTTGATCAAGTAGTTCAGCCGTATAACAGAGTTTATAAACAATTAATCGATGCTAGCAGATTTCCAACAGTGCCTAGGTTTGCTCCTCGATATCGTTATCCTTTACCTGATGAAAACGATTATGCAGAAGGATTTATGACGCGATACATTCTTCGTAAAAGAAATTACAATAACCGAGCAGATATAATCGAAGTTGATTTAGATCAATTTAAACTTTGGAGAAAACGTAATTTTGGAATTGACGAAACGCTATACGATGGAATTGAGATGTATTGGAAACTAACAGGACCGTTACGTGACGTAAAAGATGATAATGGTGTTATAAAAGTTTTTGGAGTATACGACACTAATCTACGAATGGTGCAATTGAAAAACAATGACTATCCAGGATTAGCAGAATTTTTAACTGATTTTACTGAAGTAACAATATACAGTAAGGTAACGCCACAATCAATTAAAGATTTGTATTTACCAAAATAGTCGTAAGAATATTTGGTTTTTTGTAATTTAGATTATATATTTACTAATGTAAGTTATGAAAATTATTGAAACGATATCCGAATACAATCAGTTTATAAGCGAATGTAGTTCTTACGATTGGATATTAGTTCCTACCTATTGCAATGGCAATCAGCCAGTTTACATTGATACTCTTTCAGTATTATACGTGTACGTGTTAATGAGAGATGAAGAGTATATGATAGTATTCAATCACACAGAAGGATTGAAATTGCCAGTTGATTTACTGCAAGAGTTTCCTGAAAGTAATAAACAGTTTGTGTATGGAAAGAAAAAATTCAAAACTGCTTTAAATAGAACTAACATTATTGATATGGATATGGTTCAGTATTTTCATAATAACGAACCTATAGTAGACGACTTTGATACAAACGCACACGAACACTTTACTCGGCAGTTTAGTAAGTTTGCAAACTTAAATACTATTATTCCTATTAGTAAGCATATTGAGCGATCACAAAAAATATCTCAAGCATTTTTAGACGCATACGATTACTATCACGAAGAAGCCTCATTTGCATCGTATGACAATTTAATGTTAGAAAATTACTTTCAAATAGAGCGTAATGGTATGTTTGTACATCAAACACAATATCAAAATAAATTTCCTAACGGTATAATTTATAATGGATATGCGTATACAGAATACAATTGCTATACTACGACAGGAAGACCTTCTAATAGATACGGAGGTATTAATTACGCAGCGTTAAATAAAGACGACACTTCAAGAGCGTCATTTATATCTAGATTTGGTGAGCAAGGATTTATGATGCAGTTTGACTACGATGCGTATCACTTACGATTGCTAGCTTCGTTGATTGATTATAAGTTCCCTGACAACGTGTCAGTGCATGAGCATTTAGGTAAGTATTACTTTCAAAAAGAAACGTTAACAGAGGAAGAGTATAACGAGTCAAAGACAATTAGTTTTAAGCAATTATATGGAGGTATACAATCTGACTATTTAGTTATTCCGTTCTTTGCACAAGTAAATGAATACACTAAATTGATATGGAAGCAGTTTAATGACGAAGGGTATATTGAAACTCCTATGTTTGGTCGTAAGCTGTTTAGCAGCTTCTTTAACGATTTAAATGCATCTAAGCTGTTAAACTATTTATTACAAGCTTTTGAAACTGAGAGGAACATGGCCGTAATTCATAACATACTTCTACGTACACAGTCGTTCTCTTCGAAGCTGATACTTTATACCTATGACAGTTTCTTATGGGATTTTAATAAGTCTGACGGTGCAGATTTTATATATATGATCAAGCAGGAATTGGAACAAAATGGAAAGTTTCCAGTTAAGTTGCAAATAGGCCCTGATTATCACGCAATGATTAACGTAGAAAGAAAATTTTAAGATATTTATTTATGAAAATATTGAGATACCTTGTTACAATTAATTTGTCTATTTACCACGGAAGAAGAATTGGATCATACAGTTACTATGATATCCAAAACTTACACAGTAATATATAACAGGGTGTTTGTTTTATCTATTACAGATAGTGATGAATTAGTGTGTAGCTTTAATGTTGAAAAGGAATTGCAACGTAAACAATTGCCTTCCGCAATGTTAGTGCATCGTAAAAAAGAAACGAATACATTGTACACTATTAATTCATTAAACGCTTTGATTCGCAGTGAGAATGGAGGAGTTGTTGATCCAAAATATTCAGTTGATTGGTCAAAGTATGCAAATTGTTTATTAGTTACATCTAATAATGAGTTGAGAAAACTTCAAACGAAAGTATATCAAATTATTAATTTGTAACATATTTATATAAAAGTATTAGGAACTTGTAAAAGAGTTTTCTATATTTAGGTTACATTAGTTGTTGTAAATGTAATGTTATTATTCTAGACAGATATCATTTCATTGCCAATTGCTAATTATTAATTATTCATTAACAATTAAATTTTTAAAAACATGGCTATTAATTTAGACGCTATCAAGCAAAAGCTCAATTCGTTACAAAACACAACGAGCAAACAAAACAATTTATGGAAGCCTGAACCAGGCACTCAAGTTGTAAGAATTGTCCCTTATCAACACAACAGAGAGAATCCATTCCTAGAACTTTATTTTCATTATAACTTCGGTGGTAAGTCTATCCTATCCCCAATGTCATTTGGTCGTCCTGACCCAATCGTTGAGTTTGGAGAGAAGTTGAAATCGACAGGTAATTCTGATGATTGGAAAGCAGGTAAAAAATTAGAACCAACAATGCGTTGTTATGTTCCTATTATTATCCGTGGAAAGGAATCTGAAGGTGTTAAGTTTTGGGGATTCGGTAAATCAGTATATCAAGAGTTGTTAGGATTTATTGCAGATCCAGACTACGGTGATATTACAGATCCAATGTCAGGACGTGACATCGCAGTTGAATTTAAAGCTGCAGATCAAACCGGTAAGTCTTATCCAGAGACGTCAATCCGTGTTAAGCCTAACCAAACTCCAGTAACTGATAATAAATCAATATTAGAGAAGTTGGCTAACCAACCTAAAATCACTGATTTGTTTAAAGAACACTCTTATGAAGAAATGACCAAAATGCTTCATAATTGGTTAGATCCAGAAAACGCTCCAGCAGAAGAAGCGGCGCCTGCAAAGGCTAGCAATTCAAATAAAGCTGGTATCGAAGAAGCTGCTCCGGTAGCCAATGTCGATGACGTTGCGTCAGCATTTGATTCATTATTTAATAAGTAATTATGGCAAAGAAAGTACAGGAAGCTGTGGTACAGGACGACTTAGCGTCCGTGCTAGCAGAGAACCTAAACAAAAAGTTTAAGAGTTCTAATTATAAAGTTGCTTATTTTCTAGAAGGAGATTCTGATTCACCGTCAGATGTGACTGAGTGGATATCGACAGGATCAACTATGTTAGATTTAGCAATCGCTAATAGACCTAATGGTGGACTTCCTGTTGGCCGAATTATTGAAATTACTGGATTAGAAGCTTCAGGTAAATCATTATTAGCTGCTCATGCCCTAGCCGATACTCAACGTAAAGGCGGGCTAGCAGTTTATATTGACACTGAAAACGCAATCTCTAGAGAATTTCTAGAAGCTATTGGTATCAATCTAAAGGATATGTTATATGTCCCTTTGGAAACTATTGAAGACATATTCGATGCTATTGATAGCATTGTTGAATCTGTTAGAAAAGGATCTAAAGATAGATTGGTAACTATAGTAGTTGACTCGGTTGCAGGTGCATCCACTAAACAAGAGATGGCAGCTGATTATGATAAAGACGGATGGGCTACTAGTAAAGCTATTATTCTATCCAAGGCAATGCGTAAGATTACTAACTTCGTTGGTAGGTCTCGTATTTGTTTAATCTTTACCAATCAGTTACGTACTCGTTTAGGTGTATCGTTTGGAGACCAATGGACTACCTCGGGAGGAAAGGCAATTGCATTTCACTCTTCAGTTAGGCTTCGTTTAAAGTCAGTAGGACAAATTAAAATGAAAGTAGATGGCCGAGATGAAATTTTAGGAATTACAACTCGAGCTCAAGTAGTTAAAAATCGTATGGGGCCTCCCTTGCGCAGCGTAGACTACGACATTTATTTTGATTCAGGTATTGACGACTTCGGAAGTTGGTTGACAATGCTAAAAGAGTATAATTTAGTTACGCAAGCCGGTGCATGGTATACATATACTGATACAGAGACTGGTGAAATGATCAAATTCCAATCAAAGGACTTTCAAAGTAAATTGATGGACGATCCTGCAATGCGTGATAAGGTATACAAAGCAATATGTGATAAGTATATTCTTACTTATAGAGCTGGAGAAGATTTTGGTATCGATGATATTAAAATTGAAACAGAATTTGAAAACGAAGAATCGTAAGTTATGAACAAAGGTTACGCTGAATTATTAAGACAAATTCGCGAAGACCACGAAAAAGGAAATTCAGGCCTAGACAAAGACAGTAAGGTGTTAATTGTTGATGGCCTGAATTCTTTTATTCGAGTCTTTAGTGCAGTGCCCTCTGTCAATGATGATGGAGAGCATATTGGAGGATTAACTGGCTTTATGAAATCTATTGGAGCTGTTATTCGCCAATTCAAACCAACTAGATGTATTATTGTGTTTGATGGTAAAGGAGGATCGGCTCGTAGAAAGAAAATGCATTCTGGTTATAAAGAAGGTCGTGTAATGTCTACGCGATTTAGAAGAAGAGATGATGTAGGAGAACAAACTGTAGACGATGAGTTAGCTTCAATGCAATGGCAATTTGGAAGATT